ACGATTAACTTATAACCTGCAAGTTTTGTTGCTTCACTTCCATCCTTATTCTTGACGACTTCTCCTGTCTTCTCATCTTTTAATGGTTCGTATACTTCTTCCTTTGTAACTGCTTCTTCTGGAATTGCATTCAGAACTAACTGATAGAACTTCTCTGTGTTGAATACAATATCTGAGTCAATCCAGAGCTGATAATCATAATTGAGTTTACCATCCCAAGGTATCTGCTTTGGTCCACGAAGTACATTTGCTCCTAAACATTTGCATCTTGCAAAGTTTACCATTGATGAATAGTCCTGTGCAATCTGTATTGCTGCACCTGCCTGTACAAGATCAAATGATAAAGATACAAAAGATTTGAGAAATGTATATGATACTCCTCGACCTGGTAAACAAAATACGATTGTCTTTCCACGTATTAACTGTCTTGCTAAATTATAATCCCATTCTGGTGCTTTTGGCACTTTCGGTGACTTCGCTTTAACTGTAAATCCTTTTGCCATAATGTGTTGTAATTACATTCATATCATACTTCATTTTATATAGATTGTCAATGAGAATGCTCTGTGGGGGGTTAACCGATTTCCTGTATATGAATTCCACTATCATCAACGTGCCAAACTAATTCTGTGTCCTCGTACCAATCGAATTCATTCACAACCCATTCTGGAACTGTTATCTTATACTCGTTTGTAATTGGATCTGTATTTAATGTTACTTTTGAATCTTGATATTTCTTCATAAGGGTCATGTTTTTCACCTTTCCAGTATATAGTACTTACGTATTCTTTGCAAATCCTGTGTGGGCATTTTTACACACGAAAAAATTTCTGTGCCCCCTGTGTAAATGAAGTGCTTTTTATATCTAGAGGTCGATCTGGGTCGTTTATAGCTTAATGGTACCTTGCGATTTTATATAAGGGGGGCAACCCGCCCCCGCACTGCTCCTCACGCACGAAGAGGGTTAGTACACCCTCTGACCTAATGCGTCTGGTCTGTGTCCGTAGTCTCCGTAATGGCGACCCCATAGGTCTGTAGTCTCAGCGTATCCGTAATCCTGAGACATTCCTAAACAGATCTCAGTTGCTGACCAACTGTCTGTTTGTGTTTCAGTCTCAAGGACTTCGCCTTGTTGGTTATAAGCAGTAGTTGTAAACATAATAATAAGGGATTTAATTTATATACTTAGTATAGCGAAGATATTCCGATTAGTGAACGAATATCCACTAATCGAAACAATACGTTACATTAAGCGTAACGTCCTGCGGGGTGTGGATTTTCTGGAGTATTTCCGAAAGATCCGAAAAATGCGTCTAACGCATCTAAGTTTAATTCGGGGTTAGGTAGAAATCCTGCACCGTAGAGGTCAACCCCTCCAATGTGGTCAACTCCCCATTCGTTAATCTCATCACAAAATGTTTGGAAGTCTTCGCATAACCACGCTACGTCGTAGAAACTTTCTTTCTCTTGTATGCGGTTGATTAGTCTTTGAGTTAAGTTGTTCATAAGGGGTAAATAAAACTTATACCTATATTGTATATCTGATTTAGGAATAATGCAACCCCTAAAACAGATATACTGAATTTCTTAATATTTAAAAGTTGTTACTGAAAATATATCCGTTAATCTCTGTGTAGTCATAACTCAAATTGTCCCATGTTTTCTCCCAGTCTACCTCTATCCAATAAGGCAAATCACCGTGAATATAACCACAATCGGAGACTAACTGTTCCGCAAATTCTGCTCCTGTGTCATACTGTCCGTGGTATGCGTCACTAATTCGGTCAACTGCGGATAATTCAAATTCCTCTATAAATGAATTAACTATGTCTTTGTCCCATTCTTCAACCGCCTGTTGGTAGTCCTCAAAGTAAAGAACAAAGTCTTTATGCCCATGTTCGTCAATGAACTCTTGCATTTCATCTGTATCAACTCCATCTGCTGCCAACTCTTCAAAGAGTTCGGTTGCATGCTCTTGGTCATTGAAAGAGGTTGTTTCTGAATTAATCATTATTTTAAAGGGGTGAGAGTGAATAAGGGAAAGGTGCTTAGATGCACCTTGTATCAAATAATGCCTTTGCAGATTTTTCAATCGCAAGCATAACTCCTTCATGATCTTGGATTTGACGGAACATTTCAAAGTCAAGTTTGTTGTTAATCATGAACTGTTCGACTGCTTCGTCGTAGCACTCTTCAAAAATTGCTTCGTGATGTAGTGTTGACATAGGGGGAACTCCTTTTGTATATACTAATGATAGTCGGAAAGGGGGTTTTTTGCAACCCCCCAAACCTTAAGACTTTGTTAATTTGCGTTGGTCTGCTGGTCTGAAGTTACCAACTCCTAATTCTCCTAATAAGCAACGATCATATAAAGAGTTGCAGATTTCGGTTAATTCGTCACTGCTCGCCCCCTGTGTGGGGTCGTATGTAACCCACCCGTCACGGGGGTTGTCTAAGTCGCCAATTTCTACGCTTTGGTCAAATTTGTTGTAACGTGCGATTAAATTAATATCGCCTTTGCAGTAGAGGGGTTGTGTCATTGAATTAAACATTTAAGGGTTTAGTGTCTGTCTGAGATGTACCAACGTCCTGTTGGGTGTTCTAATGGTTGGAAGTCACGTTTTGCCATATCTGCCAATACCGCCATAAGTACGGGATCTTTCATTGCTGACTGATTGACTAAAACTCTTCCTTCGTAGATTGGTTTAAGTTGTTTGTCGAACATAGGGAAAGTTGTTTAACTACCTTTAGTATAGTCTCTGGAAAGAGTATATCCAGTATTGTTAATGGAAATTTAATAATCTGTAACAATTACTTTTGCCTCCTTCTTTTTAATTCTCTCTTGACTTCCATTAGTCGTTTTGTATCCTCTTCAGTATTGAGGAATAATGAAACGGGAGAGCTCAATGCTTTTTTCATATGTGTGAGTTCCCAAGTTGTGCGGTTTCTTACGTTCATAGGGATTATTTATTGAGTTAATATAATGATAACATAAAAAAGAGGGGTTTCCCCCTCCTTTATATTATCTTAACCTTATTACATAAACACTCCAATCTTAAGTAGTCTCTTTGCTTCGTATGCCTTTCTTCTTGCAGTTTCTGCCTTTAATGCTTTCTTTCCGTTCTTTCTCTCTAAGTTTTCCTCTTTCTTTAATTCTCTTGTCATAACTTCTAACTTGTATTCGTCTTCAACTGTTAATTGTCCTCTTTGCTTTCTACCTAAGAGTACTGCTTGCTGTTTTTTGATTTCTTTGTATACTGCAAGTGTCCACTTTGTATCTGCAATTGCTTTTGTAGGTACGCTTACTTTGACATTTAATCCACTGATGATATGCTCAATTTCTGGGATAATGTTGTTTACAAGATCAACAGGGTTGAAGGCAAACCACTCACGTTTGATGTTGAAATCTGAAAGTAATTTTTGTATTTTTCTTTCAACCTTCAAAGCGTCGTTGCGGTTATCTGCTACTAAGAATGATGCATAGATTGATAATGGAGATGAATTTGCACCTTGTAAAGTTTCTAATCTTTGCTTTACATTCTTTGAAAGTCCAACCTTGCATATAAACTTATTGTTTTGTAGTGGTTGGTTGATGATGTAAACGAAGAAAGAGTTTGACATTTGTTTAATTAGGGTGTTTGGTTGATGTACTTAATATAATCCCATGCATGGGGGGTGTCAACCAATAAATCCAAATATCTTTATTTGAATATATTTGTATTTTTG